GTTTGCCATGTCGCTTGCTCCGTTTCTCTTTTATTTTAAAGTAAGCACCCCATCCTTGAACTTCGGATGCTGACATTTCCATTATCTCATCAACAGTTTTGTGCAAATGTTCTGCTAACTGATACAAGAAATATAGGTCAGCATCCGATGTTAGTTTTTTTCAACTTCGTCCGCTGTAGTTGCTTCACTATTTAAAATTGTTGTAGCTATTCGTGTAACAACAGAAGGATCAACATTATTCATTAAGTCGAACTTGTCTGCCACAGTAAACATTTTGCTACCATCTTCATTCAAACCACGAGAGATTAGCGTTTGTGCTAATGCTTCTGCCATTTTGTTTTCACGATGTAATGCAACGACTTCCTCAGTTTGTTTTAAGGTTGCGCTGCCCTTGTAGTAAATCTTACATTCCCATTCAGGAACATCGATTGACTCAAGTTTGTCAGTTAGTTTAGTCTTAAAATGCCCTTTGGCATTTGCTATTACACTCATTTGTTACCTCTTATGCTGTTGTAGTTTCTACTAGTTCACCAGTGCCTGTGATATCAATTGAAAGTGTTACTAGTTCTGCTGTTGATGATGAAACATTCTTTGATGTAATAACTGCTTCACCTGTGTATGTTTTCGAACCTGAACCACCTTCTACTAGAACAACTGAAACTGTTGAACCTAGATCAAGCGTTGCTGTTTGTGCTGTATCTGCAAAACCTTCTAGTGATCCACTCCATGATTTTAGTGAACCTTTGTTTTCTTTCCAACCTGCTGAATCGAAGTTTGTAAACTCAAGTGTGTCTGCTTCGATTGAGATTGACCATGATGTTACTTGTGAAACGTTAACTTCTGAGCCTGCTGACCCAACTGCTACGCTACCATCTTTACCTGTAATGACTGCCATTGTTTTCTCCTGTTAGCCTTTGTCTAAATCACCTTGTTGGTGAATATACTGAATGCGAACAATAATCTGTATCGCACCCATTGGAAATAAAACCCCTTCGTCAGTGTTAATTTCCGTAACAAGTGTATCAATGGCATATCCACCTCTTGATACATCTTTATATAGTTCTTCTTCGATATCGTCTAATAGCTTGTTTCTTGCTGTATCAAGATACTTGCCTTTAACGAAACCAGTAAGAATGTATTCAATTGTTCCCTCACGTGAATAACCCATATGAATATCAGTTTTTAACTCTGATCCACTTTGAACTAACACTGCGGGAATTTGAGCATCACTAATTTCATCTGGTTCGAAAACATCACGGGTTACATACTTAACTGCTTTGATAGCTTTAAGTGTTTTAACCAAGTCTTTTGCGATATTCTCTCTGTAACTAGTTTTACTCATCTTATGTCTCTTTCAAGCTGTCTGCGAAACGCATCTGTTATAAACTTCATTTCTGCTGGTCTTACTCCAACAAAAGGTCTTGTTTTAGAGTTATTTCTTGCTTTTGTTTTTTCTTCGTTGCGTGAAAAGCCAACTTTAATCTTGCGACTGTTAACTCTTTCGACACCAAGATTGGAAAGCATTCTACCTGAAAAGTTTAGATCAGGTTTGCTGCCTCTTCCCATCTTTGAACGATAATCCGCATATTCAGATGAATATCGTCTAAAAGCACCTCGTAATCCAATCCCTCTACTAGTTCTATTAACAATAGTTTCTACAACTTTTTCCCCACTTCTATTTAGAGCGGTTGGGATTGAGCGATTTAAACGAGACCTTAGACGTTGTAATTCTGATCTTGCTCTGTGGATATTTACTGGCATTAGCGATACAACCTTTTTGAATCGATTGAATCACGTTCATCGTCTTGAACTGTGCCATCATCGTCAAAATCATACTCAACCCCATCCATTAAAATAGATGTGAATTCTTCATTGTATTTTTTGTGATAATGGTTCATCATGACTTGAAACTTGTCTTCATCACCAGTAGCGTTCCATTTTGTCAGTTGAGGTAAAACATATTCTGAAAGAACACGATATACGGCACAACGAGTAAACTGTGATTCAGTTAACTTTGCTGTATCCATTTCAGCATATCTTGAATTACCATTGAACTGATTGTAAGTTTTGGCACGACCCCACCATTCATTGCGTAAACGGCGTTCAATGTCTGCTTGCGCTTTCGCATGTTCTTCGGTGAATTCGTCAATGCCGTAATCTAAGATATCTGGTTGATATTTGATTAGATCGTCATCTGTTGACATTGCCATATTCGTTCTCCAGTATATAATAGAGAGGGGCATAGTTACCCCTCTCTTTAGTAAAAGTTATTATTATACGTTTACTAGTTTAACACCACGTGTTGCGTCTACAACACCAACACCTGCGTGTAGGTTAGCGATGATGTCGTTACCTACTGCTGCTGCACGGCGTTGAACTTCTAGATCAACATTTTTGAACATTGCGATACGCATTGCGTCTGCACCGAATACGAAACCTTTGTTCGCACCTGAGATGTATGAAGATTGGAACATACGGATACCAGCCATTGTGCCGATGAAGCCGTTACGTAGACCTTCAGTTTGGAAATCACCACCTGCGTATGCTGCTGAACCTACGTCTTTCATTAGGTTTGCTGCTTCTGCTGGTGAAACGATACCTACTAGCTGACCTGTTTCGCCTGTTGCACGGATTTGTGCTGCTGCATCAAATAGTGCGTCTACAGTCATTGGGTCTGAGTCTGATGTTGAAGCTGTGAAACCGTTCATTGCTGTGATAACGTCTGCATCAAATGCTGCTTGGATTGCGTTACCTAGAACACGACCTGTTTCTGCTGGATCGATGCCGCCTAGATCACGTAGAACGTGACGTGCTGCATAGATGTTTGCTTCGATTGTTACTTTTGTGTCTGTTACTGTTAGTGCTGAGAAATCATCTAGCGCATCTGGATCCGCTGATGTTAGTTTCTCTGCTAAAACTGTGCCCATTACTGGGATTTGTGCTACGATTGAACCTGCTGGTAGTTGAACTTGAGGAACGATTGCACCACCTAAGAATAGTGAGTTTTCGTGCGCAGTGTATACTGTCGCCGCTTTTGTATTGACCATTAATGATTCTAGGTCATATGCTGTATTGTAAGCCATTTTGCTTTACTCCATGTTTAAATTTTACCTTCAGCCTTCAGCTTTCTGTAAATCTCTCTGTCGGCTGGATTCGTCATATCTAATGACGAAACGTCTACTGCTTTGCTCGGCGCAGAACCTTGTGCGCCATTGCTTTTGACACCTGCCGGACCGGAGCGTAGAAAATGTGGATTACTATCCAAAAATTCATTCACTAGCGATTCCAGACTCTTTGGCTCTGCTGTGTCAGGATCATATACAACGGAACCTCCGTCATACACGACTGGACGACCTGTCTCGTCTAGACCAACTTGATTTCTTAGTAGCTGTGCAACTTGCTCTGGGTTAACTGCGTTACGTTGTGACGCTGTATTTAAGAGAGTGCCATCTACCTTCATGCTGGTTAGCTCTTGACGTAACGTTTCGATTTCTCCACTATACTTGTCTTTTTGTTGACTTAGTATCTTGTCGAATTCTTCACGTTTTTTCATCGCCTCTAGTTCACGTTCTTCCTCTGCTTGTTTCAAAGATTTATATTCATTCACGTCAATCTCAGAGTAGCGTTTTTTAACTTTCTCTAATCTTGCTTGAACAATCTTATCTACATCTTCTTGAGTGAAAGTGCGAACATCCTGGTTTTCTTGAACTTCTGGAGTAACAGCACCAGTATCTGCTACATTATTATCACCTGATGTCTCGGTCATATCAGTCATACCTAAAACTCCTATTTG